ATGAGGAAATCACTGCTTGCCTGCGTATTGCTGACCTTGTCCGCCAGCAGTCTGGCCGCGCCACAACTGGAAACCGTCAGCCGTTTACAATACGGCAAGGCATGGGCTTTCACCCGGGAAGAGGTGATGCTGCAATGCCGTCCCGGCCATGCGTTATATGTGATTAACGACAGCACACTGGCGCAATATCCTTTGAACGATGTGGCGAAAGAGCAGGTGAAAAATCGTCAGGTCCAGGCGGTTCCGCTTGAAAAAATCTGGCTTGATGACCCGCAGAATCCGGGACAAAAAATGAGCCTCGCGCCATTTATCAGCAAAGCGGAATCACTCTGCTGAGTTGCTGTGCGGCTAATAAGTGACTGTTGTTAAACTCATGCTTTGCGAATGTTGTCACATAATGAAAATAATACAGCATTGTTATTATCACTATGTTGCGAATTGAGTGGAAAATAGTCAGCTGTCGGCTATCCTTTACATTGTACGGCTTAACAGCCTGCATTAATGCCAACTTTTAGCGCACGGCTCTCTCCCAAGAGCCATTTCCCTAGACCGAATATAGGAATCGTATTCGGTCTTTTTTTTGTTGGTTTTTAAAATCAATAACTTACATTTAAAACAAGCACTTACCTCAATTCAACTTACCCTCAATGCTATCCATTTGGATTCCCCATCGCCATTTTATCGCCACTGATTTGAGCCAGCGGATTCATGTAAATTGCGTCTTCCAGGTGATCGGGCGCGAAGTGTGCGTAACGCGGCTGGCCACGGGACGCACGTTATCATCGTTGAGCGTGGCCTGAACTTTCGCCAGCATAGCGCCCGTGATACTCATACGCGCCGACCAGACCCGCCACGCTCAGCCCTTCAAACGCCTGCTGCGCACGGATACGTAAATCCGCATCGCTTTCCATCACCGCCGCCACGGCGGGCACGCTGACGGTATCCGCAGGGGTGATCGTCAGGCGTTGCACGCTGAACGTCGCCGCGATATTGTCCAGGTCTGCGCTAGTGGCGTAGGCCAGCATGACGGCCTGCGCCGCCTCGTTAACCCGCTGACGCAGGATCACTTCTCGGTAGGCGTTCTCCTCCAGCAACTTCACAATCGGCTCGGACTCCAGCGTCAGCGTGCGGGCGATGGCGGCCTGCTGGTCTTCGGGGTACAGCGATACCAGCGTGGCTTTGCGCTCCGCCAGCAGAATTTCATAATCCAGCACCTCCACCACGTCGGGGGCGGGTAACTGGCTGAGATCAATCGTTGCCATAATTCAGCTCACTGGAAGGGTTAAGGAGATGGCGGCGGACGTGTCTTTGCGGATGCCGGTGAGTTCAACCACCGCTTTTCCGTCGAACGTAGTTTCAAAGGTGATGCCGGTCAGGTTGACGCGCGGCTCCCACTTGAGGATCGCGCTGTAACAGGCCGCCATAATTTGCAGCCGCAGCGCCGCGTTCTGCGGGCGGTCAGTCAGCTCAGACAGCAGAGAACCATAGTCGCGGCGCATGACGCGGGAACCGACGGGCGTGCGCAGAATGTCGCTGACCGACTGCTGAATGTGTGCCAGGTCTTCGACGCTGCGCCCCGTATCGCGAGCCAGCCCGATGTATTTCGCGTTACTCATGACGGCACCTGCGTTTGACCGCCGCCCGTCTGGACGCCGCCGTGTTTATGGGTATGCACAACAACGCCGTTTGACGTGATGCTGCCGCCGCTGTGTGTGAGGTTGCCGGTTAGGGTGCCGCCCTGTTTGATTTCGATAGTGCCGGTGGTGAGCTTTTTCGTGCAGACAACCTCCGGCGAGTCGAGCGTAATGCGCGTTTTCGCCGTGCAGGTTATATCCGGTGCAGTCACCGCGACTTTTTCCGAGGCGTTTACCGTGGCGGACTTAATGCCGGTTGCCAGCAGCGCACCGGTTTCGGGGTCGTACTCGATCACCGCGTCGTCTGGGAAAGTGACGTGTACGGCATCTGCCGAGGCAGACGGGGCGGGGAATTCATCAGAAAAAACGCCGGGCATCACAAAAGCGGTGTCGAGTTCGCCGCCCAGGCAGAACAGCAGAACCTGCTCACCGGCGGACGGTGCCCACCAGGAACGGGAACGCCCCGCGCGGGAGGTTAGCCAGTGCAGCCAGTCGGTGACGTTGCCGCCGGTGTTCACGCGGCAAGTGCCTGCAACTAAATCCACCTCGGCAACGGTGCCAATGCGGATCAGATTGCGCAGCAGGCGCGGAATGTCGTGTTTCGGAATGGATGTATTCATAGATAAAAGAATGCCGCCCTGTCAGGCGGCATACAATTTGGGGCGGGTTGATGGCTGGTGGCACAACGAGGGGATCACTGACTGTTATGTTTCCGTTAGATCGGTTGATAGAAATGCCCTAACCGTCAACGGCGGTTTCTTCTCTGCATGAGAGCCTGTAAGGCGATTTCCGCATCATCGGGAGTTAGAGCGTCAAAATCTGCCAGCCACATTTGAACTGCCTCACTGAAATCGTCAGTAATACCAATTTCAGTACCCAGTTCAGGCACATACTCAGAGGTGCCAGAAAGCGCTTCGCTGAACCGAATTAAATGACAAACATGGAAAGTTTCGCGGCCTTTGTCTGTAATTACCTCATGATAGGATCGACCGTTATTATCTCTCGCAAGCCTAAGATGGTTATGATAGGGATCAAAATGCGGATGTATTATTTTGTAAGAGTTAGTATTATTAGGATAGGGTTCGCCTCGGTCCAACGGTGATAATAGCGGACTTTTATTAGATTTATATGTATTACAATCTTTGCACGTCACAGCAAGGTTTCTGGGAGTGTAAATATATTCTGGGTGAGACGACTTAGGAATAATATGATCAATATCCCATTGCCCACCATGAAATTCCTCTCTTAATCTTCCACAGTATGGACATGTAAAACCTTGTTCATCACGATAATAATCTCGAACCTCTTTTCGGAATGCTTTACGGACTGCGCACATACCATCCCAATGCGTGGCATCTCCTGTGAATGTGTCTACATGTGCTTGAGCTATTACGCTGTACACAATAGGTCTATTAATCATCAGAATTCCTCGCTTTTTGGAAGCTCACAACCTGTATGAATAACAATTTTACTGGGTCTCCTTCCGGTATTCTATTTTTTTCAATGAGGATGCCAATTTCGTCGATGAATTCATTATCATTTTCTGTAAGATTAATTCTTTTTGAGCTTTTAGATAGTATTAAAAGTAACTTTTTTATGATAAAGTCATTTTTATATCCAGGGCTTTTAAAAACACCTGTGAGTTGTTTCCCAGCAGATTGTTCTCTATAAATTCTCAAAGGCTGCATTTCATAAAACACACTGCTATCATATTTCTGATCTTTTAGTATCGTTATGGGATCAATATTATACCGGTTGGCTAAAGATAGCACGCAGCCATTATCAAACTGCATCCCAGAAATTATTTGAGGTGAATGCGTCGCAATAAAAATATGAGCTTCGAGAGTATCAGGACATAAAAGAGATATGAAACGCATAAAGTTAAGTTGCCATTCGGGATGTAAACTGTTTTCTGGTTCATCAATGCAAATCATACAGTCTTTTTCTACAAAGCTACTTAATACAATTGCATGGCCGAATAAAGTTCTCTGCCCAGAACTCAGTGAAATTATGCTCACTTCTTTTTGGGAATGAAGATGCATTACCTGAATATCAGAAACATTAAATATATCCAAGATAAATAAAAACTGGATTATGTCGACTCCATCGAAATCATAAATCAGATTTTTCCTATCCGAGTAAATTTTACCTTCTGAAACAGAGAAGTAAATATCACTGAAGTTTTCCTCCGTAAACTTTCCAGCATCTAACATTAGCAAAATGTCAAAAAGAACATCTGATTCTGAATTGTCTTTAATTTTTCTCCAAATAATTTCAATCGACTCATCTAGCTTTGAGTTTCTATTTTTTAATTCTTCACTTTTTAGATGGCTTGCATTTCTGGTATGCGTAATGCCTTCATCTGTTAATATCATCTGCCCATTAATTAGGCTACTAACTATAGATAATAAATACTTTATATTCTGTGTATCCAAAATGCATTTAAGATGCAGGTAAGATTGCAATCCAAACATCCTAAATGCTTCTTGCACTCTATTCGACTCATGAGAACTTCTGATATTGTCATGACGTAATGAATTTTTAAGACATTGATCAACAATTCCTGCCATTCCTCTCCTTGAATTTTCATTTGTCTCAGGGTGAATGTAAAACATTGAATTTTTTTTGATTTTTTTTAGATTTACTGTCTTGTTGAAAATATTATTTGACGTAAATCTATCAAACTTTGAGTTGCATAGAGCAATAATTTTACTAGGAGTGACCACAGATGGAAAAACAAGATCGATAGCCGGTTCAAGAAAGTCTTCCTTTTTATTATTAAACAGGAAGAAATTTATAGCTTTACTTAATAAACTTGATTTTCCGCTTGCGTTGTCACCAGTAAGGATTGTGTAATAATTATATGAATGCTCACTGATGTCATGGACCCTTACCTTATCCCGGCTTTCATTCATGATTGAATTTATTCTAAACATTTTCATCCTTAATATTATTCTTAATCAATAATATATTATGTTTGATTACTTTCAGCATTTTTTCCTGTCCACCTTCGCATACTAGATAAAGAGTAGCACGAAGCACGGCCTACTCAGCTATCGTCTTGTTGATCATACATTTAATTTCATCAGCAAGCTTAAAGCAGATCTTCTTCTCGTGCGCGTATAACGGACACTTACATTGTAAAAGCGTGTGCTTTTTTCCTAACTTGCAGTTTTTTTTGAAGTTCTGGTCGTGAAAGAGCTGCTTTATCCATTTCGTTTATCTCCTGACATAAGGATATTGATCTTGCACATTGTATTTTTTCGTCGTTCAAACCAATGCCATTTTTTACAGGAATAAAGCGAAATATACTCCGAGATGACGGCTATCAGCAAGATAGTCTATCAACTCCATTTTCGAGAGTGAACAGGAGACTTTTATTCGGTTGTCACCATTATCTTTCCATAGTTGCGCCATACTAAAAACTCACGTTGAAGCATGCTGGCACGTCAGCGCTTCAGCATGTAAAGAAATACATAGAAAACCAGAAAACAGATCGAGCGGTAGTTCACTGAATAGCCCTGCCTTCCTTCCTTAATTCCAACGAGCCATTAGCTATCACAAGTAGCAACGTTCCCTTCGGGCACAGAGCCGCCTGTCAGATTAGGTTTGGCTCTGTGCCGCAGTTATGTCAGGTGAATTCTGAGCTAATAAGTTTTAGCAATTCAACCTCCACAATTTTCATATCTTCCGCATCCAGTCCTAACAACGGGCGCGCCGGATACTGCATTTCTTTTGCACGAACAGACGGGCGATCTCGCAGCCCGTACTGATGCACTTTTGCCATCCGTTGCACCTGGTCGGTGAATTCCACCACCGCGTCCCTGTCCGTGCCTTTGGCCTTCATATATTTGGCGGTGCGCAGTTTGGCGAACATCTCCCGTTTAATGCGGCCTTTCTTTGCCCGCAACGGCTGCGGGCGGCGTGGCGTGAACGGCTGCCCCTCCGGTGTAACTTGCTGCTTAATGCGTTGCTGCTGATGTTTGCGCAGACGCTTCGCAATGGTCGCCGCCATAGCTTTTCGGCTTTGCAGTGACAGCGCGGCAATTAGCCCCGCCAGGGGGGTATCAAAGGCTGACAGTTCACTCATGCCACTGACTCACTAACTCGCCGTGCAGGAACAGCTCACGCGGCCTTTCCACCGGCTCCGGCAGCGGCGGTTCAGGGAAGTGCTCAACGTACAGACCGGCGTCAATCTGTTTAACGATCACGCGTTCAGTGAGTTGAACGTGAATAGCGATGTCATAACCGCCATCGTTGAGCATATCGGCGGTGAATTTAAAGCCGGTTTGTTGCTTTTCTGGCGTCACCATGATGTCCGGCTGATGCTCACGCAACCAGGCCAGAATGGGTACCACGATCAGATCGCTGTCCTGGGTAAAGTCGGTGATCAGCAGTTCGACCTGATACTGATATTCAAACGACAGCGAACTGGCTAACGTGGAAACGATGCGCCCGTTGTCCACAAACATCCGCAGCTGGTCGGGGCTGGTTTGCAGCATCGGCACGGCGTCAGTTAAGGCTTTTCGTAGCTGTGCGGTTTTAACACGGTGTTCCTCCTGGCATTGTTTGACCGCTTCCACCTGGAGGCCGCAGGCGGTTAGCGTAGCCTCCAGGTTTCTGACGTCGGCGCTCAAGTCGCCGTTAGTGGCCGGTGAGCTTGCCGGTATCGGACAGCTCGTCACCGCCGGACAGCCAATGTAAATAATCTGCGGCGCTGGCAAAGGCGGGACGCGCGTGCATCCGGCCAATACCATCAGGCAGAGGAGCAGCGTACCAATCGCGTATTTCCTGATTTTCATTGAGTAACCTTTGAATGTCATATTCACGATCCCGTGCCTGCTGACTTGCCCGTGCGAGCTGGGTGCGCAGGGTTTGTTCCTGGCGTTCCCGCGTCACGGCTTCATCGTTCAGGCGGTGAATGGCGTTGTCGCGGCTTTCGATACTGGCGGACAACGTGCCGATGATCCGCTGCGCCTGGTCTGCCTCATCAGTCAGGCCGCCAATACGCCAAGTTTGCAGCCCCGCCAGCGTGCACGCGGCCACCATTAACAAAATTAAAATACGCATCAGACACCCCGCAGGCAGTAGGCCAGCTCATTCGCGCGGCGGCGTTCCAGGCCGGTGACGCGGACACCGTTCACAAACACCCAGCGCGGCAGCTGTTCGCAGGCTTTTCGCCATTCGCCCTGGTTGATGAAAAACGCCAGGGTGGATTTACACGCCGCCGTCACGCCGACGTTGAACGCAAAGGACGCCACGGCGTCATAAACCGGCTGCGGCATGTCGATCGGCATACAGCGCGCAATGCCTTTCTCCACTCGCATCACGTCTTCCACCAGATTCACTGCCGCCTGCCGTTCGCTGATGTGCATCTGCGGCTTCACGCCCGCCGTGTGCCCGATGCCGTTTGTCCAGACGCCCGCGCTGCACTGGTAGGCCGACAGGCGGCATCCCTCAAAGTCAGCGATAAGTGCCAGACCGGCGGCGGACGTTTTCAACGTCGGCGTTTGTGGCAGCATTGCGGCAATCGCCAGGACGGCGGCGACGGCGCAGCGTCTAACGATTGATGGCTGCATTAATTTCTCCACTGACGCCCATGGCTTTCAGGAGGCGGTAGGTTTTGCGCCGGTAGTACCAGTTCACCAGGAAGGTCGCGACGCCGACGGCGGCACCCACCAAAAAGGCGATATCCTGATAAGACATGCCCCCCAGCCAGGCCAGAAATACGGCGATGCAATAACAAATAAACGAGGTGATGCGCTCCAT